GTCGTACAGTTAAAGAGGCTGCAGAAGACTGGATCATCAGCAACGCCGGTAAGGAAGTATCCCTGAACGAAGTGTCAGAGGAAACTCACTTGACCTATGCACAAGTGAATAAGATGGTCAAAGACCGTCCTGACCTGTTTACAAAGATGCAAAAGGGTCAATACGTATTACGTGATCCAAAGGCTGATAGGGAAGCAGAAAAGAGTTAGGAATTTTCAAACCGAATGGAATGTGTATTTCCAAATCAAATTTCAGAAAATAAGATAAATTACAGCGAATAGGAAATATAGACGATGAACGAATTCAAAAAAATTTTTACTTCTGATCTTGTTGAGTCAAAAAGGTTGTTGTTAGAACAATTGGAACGTGAGCAGGAAATGGGGTGGACGAATGTATCCATTACCCCAACGAATAAGAATCAAGCCATAGTTCAAATTATCAATATTCTCCTACGTGAGATGGAGACGTTTGAGGTTCAAAGTGGCTGATCGTGTAAGACACTTCCCTCCTGCAGAGTATCCACGAAAAGTGGAGATGCTGAAAGAAGACATTGAGCGACTCGCTCGCCGTCGTCAAGCATTAGACGTATTACGTAAACAAGCAGAGATTGCACAGCATCGCTTAAAGATGGACATCTTCCATACTTGGCGTACTGGTGGTGGATCACAAGAACAAATCGCTCAGGCATCTGGATACACACGTGCATGGGTAAGTATGTTGATTGAAAGTATTAAAGAACATCCAGAAAAATTGGAAGAGGCAATAAGTGAGTGGATCAAAGAAAATCCAGGAAAACCCCTCAATGGGAGATTTGACAATGAGTGAGATTATTGACAGCCTCAAATTCCCTGATGGTCGTGGGGAAGAAAAGTACCCGTGGAAAGAATGGTTTAACGGTGGGGTATGGCATATAAAACAAGGAACCGACTTTGATGTTGATATCAACTCAATGCGTTCATGTATTTACACGGCGGCAAAACGTCACAAGAAGAAAGTAAAGACACACGTTCCTCGCAAGCGTGACTCTATGTACATTCAGGCGATTGGAAGTACACGTGGTTAGTGTTCCCGATGCAGGAAGAAAAGGTCGCAGAAGTGTTGATGGAGAGTTAATTTCTCCATGTGAGATACTTGGCCCGTCTGTAGTTGATCTTGTAAGGGCAGGAATGCGCCCCAGCAAGGCTGGAGAAGCAGTTGGTCTGAGTAGGAAGACTGTGAATGGCTGGATCAATAGAGGTGCTACAGAAATTGCACGTATTGAAAAAGGTGAAGAACCAACAGAGATTGAAAAACCATACGCAGAGTTTGCACAAAACTTAATGAAGGCGGAAGCAGAAAGCCAAGCCGGTCTTGTTCTCGCATGGTTTAAAGAAGCCCGACAAGGCGACTGGAAAGCCGCACAAGCATTTCTTGCTAAAAGGTTCCCTGATGAATGGGGCGACTCAAATACAATGCGTGTAGAGGTGTCTGGAGTCAATGGTGGACCGATACAAGCAATCCATCACGTGACACAAGAAGACGAAGCAAAGAAACGTGCAGTACTGGAAGCACTTGTTGAAACAGGTGACTTGCCCAAGAATGTCCTTGATGTATGGGATGGCACAATAGAAGCAGAGGTAGTTTATGACAGCGAAGAGTCAGTTGGAATCGTTGATGGATTGGAAGTCGCCTTGCGCACTGAACCTTCCCCACACTCCGCACCCGAGACAGACAGCGTTCCTGACTTGGAACACGACTAGAGAAGCATTATTCGGTGGTGCAGCAGGTGGAGGAAAATCCGACACACTATTGTTGTCAGCACTTCAGTATGTATGCGTTCCTGGATACTCAGCGCTTCTCTTGCGTCAAACCTATCCACAATTAGCAGGACCTGACGGTTTTATTGACCGTTGCAACTCTTGGCTTGCTGGTTCCGGTGCACGTTACTCAATCACTAACAAGCGATGGACATTTCCATCCGGCGCAACTCTTTCATTTGACCACTGCGAACGTGATGATGACAGATACAAGTTTCAGTCGTTTGCTTATCACTTCGTTGGTGTAGACGAATTAACACAGTGGAAGACAGACCGTGTTTATCGTTATGTTGGATTCTCTCGTGTACGTAAACCATCACAGAACGATTCTCTGGCTGCGTGTCCAAATTGTGGAATGACTGCAGCGGATATTCCTCTAAGAACACGTGGAGCGACAAACCCTGGAGGTCCAGGAAACAACTGGGTGTACGAACGATTCATTCTTAACAAAGGCCCTGAAAGAAAATTCATGCCTTCTAGAATTACCGACAACCCATCACTTGACGCAGAAGCGTACATCAAAGGATTGAATGAACTTGATTCTGTTGAGCGTGCTCGTCTTCTTGATGGCAACTGGGACATTCGTGAAGAAGGTGGACTCTTCAAACAAGAGTGGTTTTCAATTACTGGCAACTTGCCTAGCGATTTAAAGATGGTTAGGTATTGGGACTTAGCAGCAACTGCTAAAACAAGAACAAACGATCCTGACTGGACTGTTGGTGCATTGGTGGGAATGAAAGATGGTCGTTACTTCATTATGGATATCAGGAGAATGCGTGGTACTCCTTATGAAGTTGAAACACTGATCAAAAACACTGCAGAACTTGATGGAATTGGAACATCAATTGTGATGGAACAAGAACCAGGTTCTTCAGGTGTAAACGTAATTGATCATTACGCTCGTCAAGTTTTAGTCGGAATGAATTTTCGTGGACAAAGATCAGTTGGATCAAAGCGTGAACGTGCATCTGTTTTTTCATCTGCATCAGAAGCAGGAAATGTTATGTTGATGCGTGCAGGATGGAACTCAGTATTCATTGATGAGTGCGAAGTTTTTCCTTACGGCAATCATGACGACCAGATAGATGCAGTATCTGGAGCGATACAAGCACTTGCAGGAACGGACAAAATAAAAACAAAAGTTAGAATTATTTTATAATGAAGGGCTATTGCGAAGGAAATAAAGAAAATTGTTCAAGTGACTTATGCCCCATATACGGTTCATTAAGAACTTATGCAGATGGTGTTCTGAGATATACCAGATGTCCAGAAAAGCCTTCTATTTCAATGAAAAAAACAAAAATCAATCAAGTTAGTGATAAAAGAAAAAAATTAAATTCCGAACGTACTGAAGTGCGTCGTATAGTTCTTACACGTGACATGTTGCAATGTCAGGCAAAATTGTTGGTACAATCTGTACAGTGTCATGGTCCACTGGATGTGGATGAGATCATTCCTCGCGGGAGAGGAGGTGACTGGCTAGACAGTGCTAACTGTCAGGTGCTCTGTAGAGCACATCACACTTGGAAACACGACCACCCTGCTGAAGCAGAGCAACTTGGACTCACTAAGTCGCTTCCGCCTAATCAGGGAAAGGAGTAATAATGGATATTGATATTTTAACTACCTATAGGAAAAAAGTTATCGGAGTGCTTGTAGCCCTCTTAGTGGTTTGCGGAATTAGCGCAAAGCCAGTTGATGCAAAATCATCAACAAATACCGTGCCAAAGCCACCAAACTGGCTTCTTCAAGAAGTTGAAAATGGGCATCGCTGCAAGAAGTTTGAGCGGAAAATGTCAGACTATGGTTTGCCTGTTAAGTGGTTTACTTACATTGCTTACCGTGAGTCACGTTGCAGAGTTGGTGCTGTAAACGCTAAATGGCGGAATGGAAAGATTGTTTGGACACTGAATTCAAATGGAACATTTGACTCAGGCTTACTCCAAATAAACTCAGGCTGGAGAACGCTCACAAAAAATACTTGCGGTGGTGGTCTTGACAGGTTGCTCTCGGTAGACTGCAACTTGAAAATGGCAAAAGTTCTCTACGAAGATGGTGGACTTCACCATTGGGGATTCAAAGTCGCTAAGAGGTAATTATGAAGCATGAAGGCCCATTCGTATTCAGGCCAGTTGAGGCTTGGGATGTTGACTTTGTTTTGCGTGATGGTTTCAGGAACCCTGGTGGTAATGTTCTCTTTATAGAAAGAAGTGATGCCATTAAGCACGGCATTGATATATGTAGAATAAATTTACCTGAAAGCAAATTTACATATATGGAAGGTTCAGAAGTAAAGTCTGTCCCGCTTATGGAAGAATACGATCATTTCTATCTAGCAAAAATTGCAATAGACATGATTACAAACAATGACCTTCAACTTCTAATGGAAGAGGACCTGCCAGCGTTATGGTTTACAAAAATGGAAATAAATCCAAGCGTGATAATGGAAATGCAAAGAGTGCCGATCTAAATGGCATAGCAGAAATAGTTCAACTCTTTAGTCCACAAGAGTGCGAGACGCTTATTGGTTTTGCCCTTAATCAAGACCCGGAATCAGGAAAAGTATTCTGGCTAGATGGCGCAGATAAAAATAAAGAAATTAGGTCATGCACCCAGTTTTTTATGTCGGAAGACCGCTATCCTGGATTATACGAAATAATTAAGAATATATTTAAATCATTAAATTTATGGAAACTATCAATATCAAGCGTTCCATCGGTACACATAATCAGATATGTGAATGGTGATTATCACCTACGTCACACAGATTGGTCTATAGACAAGAATAAAAGAAAACTATCCATGACTGTTCAGTTATCACTTCCTGAAGACTATCTCGGCGGTGAAGTTGTTTTATATGCTGGTCCTGAAGATGCTTTAATACCCACTGAGGTTGGTATGGCAACTATCTGGCCAGCATGGACACTTAACGAAGTTACGCCAATAACAGAAGGCGAAAGATGGTGTTTGATAGCATGGGCAGAAGGCGAAGCATTTCACTAGGAGAAAATATGAAAAGAATTAATAATATGGACATGAATAATACGCCATTTACTATCCCATCAGGGATGATTAGTAATATGGATAGTTCTGTGAGCGTCCCCAACAAATTTATATCTGCTACGAGTATGAACTCAGAAAAAATTGCAATGCAGATCAATGATGGAGCAACAGATGTCTTTGAGCGGATTAATAAATTAAAAGCAGAAATCAGTTCAATCCCAATTGATGAAGAACTGGGTATGGTCACGCTTGATTTGGAAATTCTGAAAAGCATACAACGCCTTGCCGAAAATGTATATGTAGCATTTGAGGACCTGCTCAAAATTGGCAGATAGTTCTTCTTACGAAAAATCTTTCCATCCTTCAAAAGGGGTAAAAAATCTTATGGCTGATTCTGATATCCCTGCCGAATGGAGAGTTCTTTTAGCGGTTCTTGAGGAGCGCCTTGAGTCAATTGACAATAAATTGACAGAGATGGTCGCAACCCAGCAGAAGAAAAATGAAGACATTGAGTACCGTTTGCGAACAGTAGAGCGCTGGACCTATATGGTTCCAGCCGCTTTGATATCATCAGTAGTGTCAATAATAACTATGGTAATGCGTGGCTAAGAAAACATCAATTGCTCACACAGAAGTAACACTCCTAAAAGGACCATGTGATAAAAAGAAGGTTGAACTTGTTTACCCTTCACCAGAATACATAATGATGGGCATGGGGAAACTTTGCTATGTTAAGTTAAACTCAACAGAGTTCCTATATACTGAAGACGAAGATCAGATCCAACTACTTAAAAGAAAAGAATTAACATTAAATGACTCAACCAAAAATTGAAACAGTAGAAATAAACGGAAAACGACACTACATCCACCCGTTAAATAAAAAGATAAAAGTTCCAAGCGTTACATCAGTGCTTGACATGCTTCCAAGCCATTATCTGCGCATTTGGAATAGCAAAGTTACAGCACAAGCAGCAATTGACGATTTTGACTACGTTTCAGAACTCATCGCTAGTGGAAAGTCTCACAAAGCGGTTGAATGGCTAAAGGCTGCTGCAACACGCGAACTGAACAAAGCGGCTGACATGGGAGACCGTGTACACAATACCCTTGAGGAAATCATCACCACCGGTAGGTGGGACGTTGATCCCGAGGTTGAGCCTTATATCCAGGGCTTCTATGAATTTTGTGAGCGGTTTGAGCCTGAGTGGATGTTTGTAGAGCATTCAATATTCTCAATATCGCATCTTTATGCTGGATCATTTGATGCCATAGCAAAGATAAACAAAAAGAACTACATGATTGACTTCAAAACAACACGGTCAGGTATCTCTTCAAAGGTGGCGATGCAGTTAGCAGCGTACGCGAGGGCTGATGTCATGTTTATTGATGGTCAAGAGCACCCTTTGCCAGAAATCCATGCAGGCGCTGCGCTATGGTTACGACCAGATAAGTGGGCATTTCAACCGTTGCGAATTGACGAAGACATATTCCTTACTTTTCTATCTTTAAGGCGTATATTTGAGTGGGAGTCAAGGCAATCAAAGACTGCTATTCTAAGCCCTGTCGGAAACGGAAAATTACTATGAACGAAATAAAACCAAAGACATGGCAAAGTGGCGCATCACTAATTCTTGACTCATGTTATGACATTCTCACTTCGGGCAATTCATATTCAATGGTTGATCAAGAGTCATGTCTTGAGTTCATAATAAAAGAACTTGACGACATTGTTGAGTCCGTCTTTCATGGCAATCAAGATTACGAACTTCTAGAAGAGCAATTTTTTGATCTTGCAATTGCTGCAATTATGGGTCTTTCCTATACGGCAGATATAACAAATAAAAAATCAATTAGAATAATATTTGACACATTGATTGCAAAGCAAAAAATGTATGGTCATCAAAATATCGCACGCTTTGGTTTACCAGGAGTTGTTATACGACTCAATGACAAACTTGAGCGTATAAAGAATCTCAGACAACATAAGGGTCCTGTGTTGTTTGAGCCAATTCAAGATACATGGCTTGATATAACTGGTTATTCAGTTATCGCAATTATGTGGATCAGGGATTGGTTCCTATTGGAATTGAAGGCCCCTAAAGAAACTACTTCACAAATTTGAGGTTATTATGAGTAATGGTAGCAATGTAACACTTATCGGAAACTTAACTACAGATCCTACGCTCCGCCAGACAACTGGTGGCGCATCTGTAACACAGTTTTCCATTGCCGTGTCTCGTTCATGGAAGAACAAGGCGGATCAATGGGAAGAGGAAACTAGTTATTTTGATGTTGTTGCTTGGTCAGAACTGGCTAACAATACGTGCGAATCCCTTAAAAAAGGAAACCGCATTATTGTAAATGGTCGTCTTGAACAGCAGACATGGACTAAAAATGATGAAAAGCGATCAAAAATTGTTTTGATTGCAGATGATCTTGGTCCATCTTTGCGTAAAGCAGTGACGCTCGGAATTGAAAAGAGCGGAGAATCAAAGCAGGCACCGGCAAAGTCGTATAAGGAAACTTCTTCATTTGAAGATGAAGAACCCTTCTAGTTGAGGTTAGTGTGGCTCGGTGAAACGGGCCACACTAAACCAACCTGATACCCTTAGTACGATAAAGTACATATAGAAATACAATGTATAAACTTAAAGAAGGTAAAAATGCTATACGGGATACTTATAAGTGTTGGGATATTCATAACCTCATTTTCGTTCGGTTATTTCAACGATGTGAAAATTAAAGACCAGATTGCATTGTCCTGTTTGTTGGCGGGTGGAGGATTTGCCACAACTGCTGGATTCATGCTTGACAGGGCTATCGGAGTTGGTGCACTTTCTGTAGTATCCTTAATGTTTGCGTTCCTCTTTGGATACGAGAGAGGTTAATAGGTGCCCTTTTTACGATCTTTTTCAACTCATACACAGGATGGTTTTGTTGGCGACGGCAAAAAGAACTTCTTTGTGCCAACCACCAGTAAAGCAGTCACCCCATACAAGGATGACTGGGATGTTGAACGCGCCATAACAAATGGTCTTGATCGTGTAACTTGGGTTTATAAGTCTGTTTACGCCATTGCATCAAACGCAGCACGTCTTCCAATTGTAATTAGAAAGCACAATGCAAGGTCTGGAGAGGTACTTACAACTACTCCAATACTTCAGATACTCAACAGAAGGGCAAACGTAGGACAGGACTCATTCACCTTTAGGTTTATGCTCTCGTCTCAAGTTTTGCTTTCTAAGCGTGGCGCATTTATAGAGATAACTCGCAACCGTGTAGGTGATGTAATCGCCCTGACCCTTTTACCACCACAGTTTACCTCACCTATACCAGATGAGAAAAAATTTGTTTCTGGCTACTATGTAAACTTTGGTGCTGGTAAAACACGGATTATTCCAGCGGAAGATGTTCTGTGGATTCGTGTTCCGCATCCAATTGACCCGTATCGTGGACAAACACCACTTGAGGCTGCCGGTCTTGCAATTGAGTTTGACTACTATTCAAAGGTTTACAATAGAAACTTTGTTGTCAACGATAACCGACCAGGTGGAATACTTGTAGTTGGTGGCGAAATAGACGATGAGCAATCAGAGGAAATCCGTCGCAGATTTGCTGGAAACACCGGTTCAAATATTGGCGGTGCTGGTCGTCTCACGGTCATGGCTGCCGACACTGCTCAGTACATTGACACGTCCACCTCTCAAAGAGACTCTCAGTATAACGAGGCTAGGGTTCAGAATAAAGATGAGATTCTTATTTCATTCGGTGTACCAGAGTCAATTCTAGGAAATGCTTCACAACGCACATTTGCCAACGCAGACGTTGAATTAGATGTGTTTTGGCGAGAGACGATGTTGCCTCACCTGACATTACTTGAGCGTGGTTTTGACAATCTTGATGATGACTCAGAGACCTACTTCTCTTACGACCTTTCTTCTGTTGCAATTCTCAGTAGGGATGATCGTGAGCGGTCAACATTCCATCTTGAAGAACTCCGTCAAGGCGCTATTTCAATTGATGAGTACAGACTCCTTACTGGCCGTGAAGCAGTCGGCATTGATGAGTTGTTGATTCCAACGAACTTGTCTCCAGTAATGCTTCAGACATCATCTTCTACGAATCCAGGTTCCGCACCAACGGCAACAGTTGTATCAGAAACTTTGAATCCCAACCAACAACCAGGAAGGCGACCAGCCGATAAGCCGGATAGCACCGTTCCGCGTGTAGGTAATGCAGATTCAGTTAATGATCCATCTCCAATCAACCCCAATCCACAGCCAATGGTTGAGCGTGCGATTGAAGTTGAGGAGACAAAAGAGATAGACAACATTGCTGAGAGGCGCTACCGGCATCTAACAAGAATGCAAAAGAGCGTTGCGCTACAAAGTGCTGCACTGCTCAAGCGTCAAACAAGAGTAATTCTTGAAAAAGCAAACTCAAAGAAAGTCAAAGAAAAATGGACTGATGGTGTTTCGGCATCTGAGATTTTTGATATGAATGTTTGGGATACGCAACTCACTTATGATGCAAAGACTTCAATAACCGCAGTTGTAATGGACGGCGCTATTGAGATTCTCGTAAATGAGAATCTGATAAATGATAATGACTATGCAGAGATAATGAAAATTGTTGAAGCAAAGGTAAATGCACTCCTCAGTATTAACGGCGCGATCAATGATCAGATTGAAAGACTTATTGTTGAGAATAAGAACAAGTCTCATGCTGAGTTCGTTGACGCTCTCAAGTTGTTATTTGAAGAGACCTTGCCAAAGAAGGTTCTTTTAATTGCCAAAAATGAAGCAGCATCAGGTTTCAATGAGGGAATGATTTGGGCAGCAAAGAAGATGGGCTTCAGCAAGAAGACATGGCATTGCATTGGTGATGAAACTTCTCGCTCTTCACACATTTCCATAAACAAAAAGACAATTGGCATCAATGATCTTTTTGAAATTGAAACAAAGAAGATAAGTTTCCCAACTGACCCGATTGCCGACATTGACCTGTCCGTAAACTGCAGGTGCACACTTTCGTTCTCTTGATCTATACAATAATGTAGAGTCAGTGGATACGCTGTAACACTATGTGATAAAGTATGGTATATTTTGCATCGGAGGTCATTTTGGAACACAAACAAATTCCCGTTTCACAGGTAACTGGCATTGATCCAGTAGATGGAATTGTTGAGGCCATTGTCTCTGTCACCAACATTGTTGACAACGTAAATGACATTATTCTCCCAAATGCCTATAAAGCAACGCTTCGCAAGCGTAATCCGAAGGTTGTCTGGTCACACGACACAAACGTGCCAGTAGGAAAAACCCTCAAAGTTGAAGAACTCCTCCCTGGCGACTCACGCCTCCCAGCAGACCTACTTGCAAAAAATGCAGGTGCATTGCTTGTGAAGATGCAATTCAACCTGAACACAAGTCGTGGGCGCGATGCTTACGGCGACGTTCAGTTCTTTGGCAGTGAACAAGAATGGTCAATTGGCTACTCAGTTCCTGAAGGCAAATCAATGGTTGACGAGACAACCGGCATCCGTAAAATTAGTCAACTTGAACTATACGAATACTCGCCAGTCATTTTTGGTGCCGCTCCGAGCACCCGTACCATTTCAAAAGATGACCTCATTGAAGTTGAAGATAAAGAAGTTCGTGATGAGTCACAAGAAAAAGCAAATCCAAAAGATGTAAAAATTGGCGACTTTGTTTCATGGAGTTCTCCTGGCGGAACAGCACGTGGAAAAATTGAGTACATAATGCGTGATGGAACTCTTGGAGTGCCGGAATCTGAGTTCAGCATTACTGCAACACCCGAAAACCCAGCAGCGTTAATCCGCATTTATAAAAAAGGTGCAGATGGCTGGGAAGAGACGGAAACGCTTGTAGGGCATAAAGTATCAACACTCAGGAAGATTCAAGATCTCAAAACCTCATCGGAGATTGAAGAAGAAAAAGCAAACCCAGAGCGCTACTCTGACCTAAATTTTTCAATTCCAAGTGGCGTAAAAGCACAAGCAAAAACTGGTCTTGAGTGGAGTAAAGAATACTCACGGGGCGGTACTGCAGTAGGAAAGAATACTGCAAACTATTTAATTTCAAATGAAACTGCTGACTGGCAGAAGGTATTCCATATCTCTTCTTATTTCGCTCGTCATGAGAATGAAATGAGCCTTCCAAAGAATAGTGACCCATCAGCAGATGGATATCCAGGAAATGGAATTATTGCTTGGAAGTTGTGGGGTGGAGATGCTGGCAGAACTTGGTCGCAGAAACTTGTGAGAGCAATGCAATCACGCGATGAAGAAAACGATGTGTCTGTAGTGCGTGGCCCTGGTGGAAGAGTTGCCCGTGTTGAAGGCAAGTCAAATCAGGTAATTGATGAACTTGTTGATAAGCATAATGAGGCCCATGCTGGTGACGAAAGCAAAACAGTCCCGCATCACTACGCATACGAAATCTTTGACGAGACACTAAATGAAGTTAAGTCAGAAAATGCAGAGCAATGGGCATATGCCAGAGTTAGGGATTTTCTGAAAAAAGTTGCACAGGGTGCTATTCCGATGCCAAATGAACCAGTTGAGCAATCAAATGTTCAAGAGGAAATGCTTGATGGGCTTTCGGAAATGCAAGAGATGGGCGTAAACCCTCGCCAGTATGCAATGTATGACTTTTACGAGAAGTTAGTTGAAGAGTTTGGCAAGTTTGACCAGACAGCACTCGCTAACGGCGCTCATTACGCTTCAGAGAACCCATTTGTAGCATCTGGTATGAAATGCTCAAATTGCGTATTTTATGAAGGTGGGCAAGGTTGTGAAATTGTTAGTGGCATTATTGAGCCAGAAGCAATTTGCAAACTTTGGGTAATTAACGAGAAACTGATTACTGAAGGAAAGTCAGAACTTGTTGAAGAAGAAAAGTCACTTGATGCCAATCTTGAGTTGAAGGGCGCATCGCCATCTCACTCAACTGCAGTGAATGATACTGATACATGGGTTGACACAACTCAATACAAGCGTATGCGCTCACCAGCAGATCCAAGTTACTATCAGAAAATATTTGGTTACCGCTACCCAGAAAAAAACGGAACGATGAAGACGCACTATACGTTCGTTCATCACTTTGTTTCTGCTGACGGTACGCCAGGTGCTGCTGCATGGGGCGCTGTAAATAACTCAATGTCGGTTCTGAATGGTGCTCGCACCGGAACAAGGCTTCGTGGGGCTGAGCGTAAGGCTGTGTATAATCACTTTAAGCGTCATTACAAAGATTATGGCAGAGAAGCACCAGAACTGAAGTCGGACTTTGAACTTGACGAAATCATGATAAAGAAGGGCATCATTGATGCTCCTCTAACAAAAGAAGAGGATCACAATGGATGATGAAATGATTGATGAGGAAAAGGCAGTAATGCCTTCCCATAATACAGAAGTTGATACATCATCTGCATGGGATAATGCCGTGCATGAGCGTCGTGTTAAAAGTCCTTCAACACGCGACTATTTCCGCCGTATCTATGCATTCCTAAGTCCAGATGGTGATCCAACTCGCAAGAGTTCGTACAGTTATATTCATCATATGGTTTCTGCTGATGGCACACCAGGTGAGGCAAATCTTCGTGCTTTGTCAACCGGTATTGGGACTCTCAATGGCTCTAGGGCGGGAACTATCCTGCGCAACTCAGACCGTGAAGGTGTTTATCGCCACTTAGCATCGCACTACCGTAAAACAGATCGTGAACCACCAGCACTAATGCCACAGAAGGAACTTCGCTCAATGATTGAATTTATTGAAACAAAATCAGCAGACTCATTTGCAGTTGGATCACAAATATCATGGATTGATGATGACGGTGCAAGTTATGGGTCAATTATTGAAATTTCGGAAAAGGGAGAATTCCTTGTCCGTCAATGGAAAACTGATGACATTTCAGAAGAGCCATTCCCAACTGAAAATTATATTACTCTTACATCTGAAGAAGTTGAGCACAAGTCATTTATCAATTTGATTTCCAATATGGCAAAAGAAATTAACTCAGGCTCAATTGTTTCACTTGAAACAGGAGCAGGAACATTCTATGGCGATGTTCTGACTGTTACTAAGTCTGGCGATTTGGTTGGCTACCCACAGGGAACCACTATGACCGGAACGGAAGAAACTCCAGTTGCGCTACTCCGTGTATGGATGTGGCTTGACGAAGAGTGGGTTCCAACGAATGTTACAATTACTGCGGAAGCAGATTCATTAATGGCAGTGGATTCATTGCCCGACCCGATGGCGGAGGATATGCAGCCAGAATCAACACCAGCAAGCGAGGATCAACCAATGGTAGATTCCGGTAAAAAGTCATTAGATATTCTTGCAGAGACAATTGCTAAGGCACTTGTTGAAGCAGGCGTAAAAATTGATCCGCCAGCAGGATTTAGCAACAGGTCATCAAGAATTGTTGCGGGCACCGAAGAACCAACTCCAGAAGTTGAAGTTGCAGAAGTTGTAGAAGTTGTAGAAGTAGCAGAAGTTTCAGAAGAAACAGTTACTGATGATGCTCCAGCAGCAGAAGCGCCAGCAGAAACGCCAGCAGAAGAGACTGTTACAGTAGAAGTTGCAGAAGCAGCAGAAGAGTCAGCAGAAGAGTCAGCAGAAGAGCAGAAGTCCGGCTTGACACTTAATGACCTAAAAGAGTTCCAAGACCTCCTACGTATGATATAGTTACCTGCAGGCGGGGCAACCATACACCCGCCTGGAGGTAACCACATGGGAATTCTTGAAGAATGTCTCGCCGGTATAAAAGTAAATGTCCCTGGTGGCAAAGTTGATGAGATATTAGCATCTCTTCCAAAGGAAGATGCTAAGTCATTGCTTGCTGCACTAAAAGAAAAATCAATCAGTGGAAACCGCATTGTTGATGTTCTTCGTCAAAGAGGAATAAAAATTGGTAAAGAGTCAGTGAGAGCATGGCGCAAACGAGAAGGCATTTTTCAAGCGTGAGCATCAGTGACGATTTCAAAGAAGATATAGTAAAGTCAAGACTCGGAAAAGTAGCGCAACTTTTTGAGAAGTCCGGTATTGACATTGATGAAATCGGCAAGATTGAAAAAATAAAAATATCCGCATGGCAGGGTCTCACTAAAAACGAAGATGGTGATGCAGAGATTCATGACCTTGGTGGCATATCAGTTGTTGTTTCTCCAAAATGGGCAGAAGGCCCAGAATGGCCAGTAATACAACAAGCACCACAAATTAAATTACCAAAAGATAACGCATCTGAGAAACCAGCGACAGAGTGGAAAACATGCATTATTTTGCCTGATATTCAGGCTGGATATTTTAGAGATGCAAATGGAAATCTTGTTTCAACTCACGATGAAGCAGCACTTGATATATGTATTGCTTTCATCAAAAAAACAAAACCTGATTTGATTGTCATGAACGGTGACAACGCTGACTTCCCAGAACTTGGTAAGTACAGATTGACTCCAGCATTTCAGAGAACAACGCAAGCAACGGTTGACTACCTATCGTTACTGATGGCTCGTATGCGTTCCTCTGCACCTAACGCAAGAATTGTTTGGCTTGAAGGAAACCATGAAGCACGCCTAACGAACTACATGCTTGATAATGCAATGGCAGCGTTCGGATTGAAGCAAGGTGACAAGCCAGATTCATGGCCAGTGCTTTCAGTTCCTTATCTGTGCAGATTTGATGAATACGGAATTGAGTATCTTCCAGGTTATCCAGCATCTCAGTTTTGGATAAACAACAGACTCCGCGTTATTCATGGTCACAAAGTTGCGTCCGGTGGATCAACCGCACACAAGTATTTGGCAACCGAGAAGACGAGCGTTATCTACGGACACATCCATCGTCGTGAGTGGGCAGAACGCACACGTAACGACTGGGATGGCGACAAGACAATCCTTGCCGTATCTGCTGGGTGTCTGGCACGTGTTGATGGAGCGGTACCCTCTACTAAGGGTGGAAACGATCTTGACGGCAGGCCAATCAGGAGTACCGAAGACTGGCAACAGGGAATCGCTGTTGTGACCTATCAAGAAGGTGAAGGAAACTTCCATCTTGAGTTAGTTCCAATTCGTGATTCAAAAATGTTCTATCGTGGAAAAATATGGGAAAATAATGTCTGAAGAAGAAAAAGAGAATTTCCGAGATGAGATGGGGATGAAATTCCCCGTCATAACCATCTCTGTTTCCTATGAAGACGTTAATGAACCCATACACGTTGATCTTGGAACAATCCCACCTTTTGTGGCGGTATCAATATTCCAAAGCATATTGTCCGTGATGAATGAACTCACCCTTGGACCAAAAGTTACATTTGGCGGAGAAGTGCTCGCTTATCCAAATGACTATCAGGGCTATGTAGATATTGACTATTTTGATATTGAAGAAACTGATGAAGAAGATGAAGAAGATGAAGAAGAAGAAGAAGAGTGATTACCCTACTTGACAATGCAGTAACAATAGAGTCATAATTTATATAGCGGGGTGCTTACCTTGTCGTCCAAAAGTTCCATCCAATAAGGAGAATATTATGGCTTATGATAGCCGTTTGAAGGAACTCAAGTCTACCCTCAAGGGTGTATTGGCTGAAAACGATCAAATCGTTGACCATGCTGACACAAACCGCGAACAAGGTGGACCTGATGTTCAGGTTGAGGCTAAGCACGTTGATGCTTTTCGTTCTAACCTTACTAAGGCACGCGAAATTCGTGCAGAGATTGAAGCCCTTGAAGGCCTCAAAGAAGTACGTGATTGGTCAAATGGTATTGAGACTTCCTCATCCGCCAAGTCCGGTCTCGTAATTCCTAATGGTGAATACAAGACCCTTGGTCAGCAATTCATTGACTCAGATGAGTTCAAAGCAGTTGCTGGTGGCCGTGCTGGTTACACCATGAACAGCCCATTCCAAGTCAAGGGTGACCTTGGTGCATACATGAACAGCAAGGCCGTTTACACAGCATTGCCATCAGGTACACCTGGTGACTTTGGCACTCCACAACGCCTCGGCATTGTAGAGCGTCAGAAGCGCTCAATGCGTGTTCGTGACTTGTTTGATGTTCAGCAAACAAACACAAACATGATTGAATACTTCCGTGTTAGTGGCTTCACAAATAACGCAGCAACTGTTGGAGAGCGCACTGGCTCTAACGACAACTTCACCGCTAAGCCAAACAGCAGCATGACTGTTGTTGGTGTACAAGCACCAGTACGTACGATTGCTCACTACGAAGTTGCACACCGCAATGTTCTTGACGATGAAACCACACTTCGTGGAATCATTGACAGCGAACTCCTTTACGGTTTGCGCCTTGTAGAAGATGATCAGATCATGAATGGTGACGGTACGGGTTCAAACCTTACTGGTGTTCTTAACACTTCCGGCATCCAGTCACACAACTGGTCAGCAGGATCGGCAAATGATACCCGTATTGACGCAGTTCGTCGTGGTATCACCAAGTCGCTTCTCGCTTACTACGAACCAACCGGCATGATCGTTCACCCGAACGACCTTGAGGACATTGAATTGACCAAGAATAGTCAACTCAACTACTTGATGGTTATGTCAGTTTCTGTTGGTGCAGAAGCACGTTTGTGGCGCTTGCCAATCGTTGAAACTCCAGCAATCGCAGAAGGCACAGTTCTTCTCGGTTCATTCGGCATCGGCGCAACGCTGTATGACCGCATGGAGGGCACGATCCGTGTTTCAGAGCAGCACAGTGACTTCTTTGTACGTAACGCAGTTGCCGTTTTGGCTGAAGAGCGTATTGCTCTTGCTGTTAAGCGTCCAGAGTCGTTCGTCAAGGTTGTTCTCAACAACGCTCCTTCCTGATAAAGGCTAGATAAAACCCCGCCCATGCATTAGTGTGGGCGGGGTTTTTCTATATACGGTCTCATATAATGATAGAGTTCACTTGATGTGTAATTTAGATAATGAATGGAGGTGAAATGGGAAATATTTCAGTTATTGCTCCACGGGATATTTATGAATTAAAAGATGGAAACCAGCATTTAGTTGCAAAAAAGGGCGACAGGTTGACAGTTGAAGATGCTATGAAGTACAAAATTGTACCAATTGCGGTTAATAGTCCATTTAATATTGAAACGAAGTAAACAGTGAATATTGAAGAGAATTCAAACAGTATTGAAATTGACTACATTGAAGCGTGGACACAAGCAAGTCCATTTTTTTACATAAAAAAGATATTCAATACAACAATAAAAAACGATTTGGATGTGTTGAGCGAATATCCGTATGATTCAATGTTCAACAATCTTGCTGCAAGAGGGCTGATTATCGCAGCAAGCGAACTTGATATTTTGATTGAGGTTAGGTACAAGTGGGAAGTTGTTGACACTACGTCAATAGCAACCCACAGTATGTACGGAAAAGTTGCCGCAATTGACATAAACATCAATGACGAGACAAGGGGCTTCGCTATTGATGGAACGGAATTGGACATGGATATTATGGCTATCTCTTATGATAGGGTTTTTTACGTAGGGCATGGGGCAAAACCCTAACAATCGCATGAGATAGAATGGTGCTATGGCAATCTTGACTTACACAGATCTTGAAAGGTATATGGGTCGTACCTTCACTGCTACTGAGCGAACAGCGGCTACAACCATAATTGGCTTTCTTGAACGCGAGTTGAGCACAATCATCGGAAGGCCACTTTCGCCCCTCCAGGTGACAGAAGAAGTTCATTGGCTTGAAGTCGGGCAACGTCAGATTTTTCTTAGAAAAGCCCCGGTTGCCTCCCTAAGTGTATTCAAACTTGGATTCAAAGGGTATGAAACCGTGCAGAGTGCCGCAAACTACGACGTAAAACCTTGGGGTATTGACAATATATGGATAGGTAGTGTTGGCTACAAAGCAATAGTAACCTACGTCGGTGGACTCAGTAATACTGATGCCGCTTCTCTTGAGCGCATAATGTACTCAGCGTCAGTTCGTGAAATGAGTCAATTCCTCATTGATGCTCAGGGTTTAAACACACTAACAGTAGAAGGTACAACCTATAAAATTGCAGAAAATGGCGTAGGTGGTTTTACGCTTGAAGAAAGAAAATTCGCGGATAATTTCAAACGATACATTCTAAGGTAGTTATGCGCGGAGCGATGGATAAAATAATTGTTCGCAGATTGTCTCAAACATCTGTTAATTCCGAGGGAGTCCCAGTCAACAGTACAGTTAATACTGAGGTTAAGGGTTCGTTTCATATTAGAAAAACTGGATCAGATGAAATTGACCCAAATGAGATAGGAAAATTTGGACAGATATTAAAGGGGGTAGTTCGCCTTCCTTTAGGAACCGACCTCAAAGACGGCGATCTATTAGTGGTGGACAGTTTTCAAGACAAGTTTGACGGAAATTACGAGATAGAGAATGTTCAGTACACCCGTACTCATTTACGTGTTGAGGTGCGTAGGAGTAGGACATGACAACAAATCAGGCGAGCCTCTATAAAGAGTTAGATAAAGCAAGTAGAAATGCTAAAAAAGTAATTTATTCTGCATCTTACAGTATTGAAAAATCAGTGCAGGAGTTATGTGATATGGGAAAAGACCATGTTCTTGAACTGATATCAAAGCCTGGTAGTGGAAAGCAATATACATATTCATACGGTAAACACACTGCTTCAGCACCAGGCCAACCACCAGCAGCACGTGTTGGTGGACCACTCTACAAATCAATAGTTTCTGTTGTCACGGAGAAAAAGGCAAGTGGGGACAAGGGACGTGTCGTGGGTCATTTTGGTTCAACGCAGAAATATGCACTATTTTTGGAATATGGTTGGAGAAGGAAAGACGGTGGAGTTGGGGAGCCTCGTCCATTCATGCGCCCCACCGCAGATTTTATCAGAGAGAAAACTCCTGGTGTCGTAGTAAGAAATTGGATTGCATACAGGAACGCAGCAATCAAGAAGTTGCCAAAGTCTTCAAATACTGGCGCTAATGCTGCTACTTACGTAGGGAAAATGAGATGAGTGCTACATCAATCGGCGGAGCAATAAGGCAAGTAATTGTTAATGCCAACCTGACCGGAATCACCACCAGCGTTTACAGGGATACAGCGCCTCCAGAAAAATCTTTCCCGTACATAACATTTTTTGATGAAATATCAAACACGGTTACTATGATGGGTGATGGAAATGTAATAGCGAGAAAGAGGATGGTTCAGGTGAGTCTTTGGCAAGCACGTGCGTCTGAAGACATAAACCTTATTGACTCGCTTTATGCAGTGCTTGAAAAAGCCAACCTTGACGCAAATAAAAACATTTTTAGGTGTCGTGTTTCATCTATTGAAAGAATTGCCAATCTTACTGATAATATAATTCATCATGCTATTACGCTGACCGTGACTCAAGGAGTATAAGTGGCATTTACAACGATATCGGTGACAGCCACGTACCTCCAGTCAAATAACGTAACACCAGCAACTGGAGAAGTTACTTTTATAGCGACTGGTTCAATGCGAGATACAGACACAAACGTGACTATCTCACCAACAGAACAAAAAGCCACTCTTAACGGAAGCGGGCAGATACAGGTTAACTTAACTGCAACAAATGGTGTATTTACAGTCCCAACTGGTGTCACCTATGAAGTCACGGAGCGCATTGATGGTGCTGGTGAGAATAAATACTTTATATCAATAGATAGGAATGCAGTTGGCGGAACAGTTAATCTTGCTGATTTAGTAGGAAATACAAACCCATTTACTACCGTAAATTACGCCACGACAGAGTACGTTAACTCCCTTGCTACCAATGCTGCAGCAATTTCATTTACCCCAACAGCAGAGATACTTTCAACTACCGTCCAGACGGCGATAGCGGAAGTACGAGCAATATCAAAATTTGTTTTTACCCAGGCCTCAGCAAGTAGCACCTGGACAGTAACCCATAATCTTAGATTCTTCCCGAATGTGACAGTTGTTGACTCGGGTGAAAATTTTGTAGTTGGCGATGTCCAATATGTCAGCATAAATAGCCTAACATTGTCTTTTACAAGCCCCTTCGCCGGTAAGGCGTACCTTTCGTAGTAGAATATCACCCATAGGAGGCCACTATGCCAAAGTTTGTAAGTAATTTAGATCTGAATAAGAACGAACTGCGCAATGCTGTTGTTCAGGTTCTTAGTACCGCACCAGCAAGTCCAGCAATCGGTCAGATTTACTATGATTCGGTTGCAACCACTCTCAAGGTTTGCACTGCCATCTCTCCTTCGGCGGTATTTCTTGACCTTGGCAAGCAAGGAACAGTAACTTCGGTTACTGGAACTGGAGCAATTTCCTCAAGTGGTGGCACCACTCCACAAATCAGCATCGCAGCCTCGGATGGCTCGGTTGCGGGAACAATGTCATCAGCCCATTACACGCTTGTAAATGGTGCTACTAATGCAAACACTGCTTCAGCAATTGTGAAGCGTGATGCAAGTGGCAACTTCTCTGCTGGAACAATCACAGCAACGATTACTGGAACGGTTTCAAGTTTATCAAACCACGACACTGCCGATCTTGCTGAAGGCACGAACCTCTACTACACAGACACACGGGTACGTGCAAACCGCCTTGACCAAATGACCGCACCGACATCGGCTGTTTCTCTCAACTCTCAGAAAATTACCGGTCTTGCTGATCCAACCAACCCACAAGATGCTGCAACAAAAGCATATGTAGACGCTGCTCGCTCTGGTCTTGATGTAAAAGCATCAGTTCGTGCGGCAACAACTGTTGCTGTGCTTCTTGCTTCTGGCCTTGAGAATGGCGACACAGTTGACGGAGTAACTCTTGCCACCGGCAACCGTGTTCTTGTAAAGAACCAAGCCACTGCTTCTGAAAACGGTATTTATGTTGTTCAGTCTTCGGGTGCTGCTGTTCGCGCAGAAGACTTTGACGGAACTGGTGAAGTGTCCGGTGGAGCATTTACATTTGTTGAAGAAGGAACCGATAACGCAGACTCTGGCTGGGTTGTAACAAGCAACGGAGCCATTACTGTCGGCACGGATGCAATTGCTTTTGCGCAGTTCTCTGGCGCTGGTCAAATCACCGCAGGTAGCGGTCTTACCAAAACCGGAAATATCATCAATGCAATCGGTACGGCTGATCGTATTACTGCAAATGCAGACAGTATTGACATTGCTTCTACGTATGTTGGTCAATCAACGATTACAACTCTTGGGACAATCACTACTGGTACATGGGACGCAACAACTGTCGCTGTAACTGCTGGTGGTACAGGAGTTGAAACTTTTACCGATAACGGAATTGTTTACGGTAATGGCGCTAGCGCACTTGATGTAACCGCTGCTGGTACACAATATCAGGTTCTGCAGGCTGGTTCTTCTGGAGTGCCAACATTCGGTGCATTGAATCTTGGGCAGGCCGCTGCTATTACTGGTCTGTTGCCAGTTACCAACGGTGGTACTGGTTCAAGTACCGCGGCTAACGCTCGTGCAAGCCTCGTAGGTGACATCACTGTTGGTTCCGGTGTAACCACTCCTACACTTGCCCGCACGTGTGCAAAAACAATTGGTGATGGAACTGCAACGCAATACACCATTGTTCACAACTTCAACACACGTGATCTCGTTGTTCAAGTTATTGACATTGCTACTGGTTCTGATACTCAGTATGAAACTGTTTTTGCAGACGTAAAGCGTGACAGCGTAAACCAAATTATAGTAACATTTGCATCTGCACCTGCTGCAAGTGCATACCGTGTTGTAATTACAGGCTAATACAAACAAGCCCTGAGGGGCTGATCATGAAAGGCATTGGTTGAGGCCGTGGCTAAATTTTTGAATCTTCTACGCTTGCGCGGTTTTTCAACTGCTGCAGACAGCGCTGTAGAAGTTGCAACAGCCACGGATGCTGAACCACGCTTAAAGGTTGATGCTGGCGGAAAAATATCATGGGGTAGTGGGGCAACAGGTCCCGACACAAACCTTTACCGTGATGAAGCAAACGTCCTTAAAACAGATGACACACTAAAAGTTCCTACTCTCTTCATTGACGGTATAGAAGTAGACACAACTGGTGCAGCAAGCGACCAAGTACTTAAATTCAACGGAACTAAGTTTGTTCCGGGTACTGCTTCAACAGTCGCTTCTCTTGATGACCTTACAGACGTAACAATAACCAGCGTTGTCACCAATCAAGTCCTGCAATGGAACGGCACTGCGTGGGTAAACGCCACTGCCGCAGGTGGAGCAACAATCTCCGACACCACTCCAAGCACTCCTGTTGCTGGTCAGATTTGGTTTGAATCCGACACGGGTAAAACTTTTGTTTACTACGACTCTCAATGGGTTGAAGTTGGACCACAGCCTCTCGGACCAAGTGGTCCTACTGGCGCAACAGGACCAACTGGCGTTACTGGTGCAACTGGTGCTTCTGGCACAACTGGAGTCACTGGAGCAACTGGACCTACGGGGGTCACTGGTGCTACGGGCACTACTGGAATTACAGGTGCCACGGGAGTAACGGGCGCAACTGGAGTTACTGGAGCAACGGGTTCAGTTGGTCCTACTGGTACAACTGGTACAACTGGAGCGACGGGCGTAACGGGAGCGACAGGAGTTACGGGAGACACAGGACCGACGGGTCCAACTGGAATTACAGGTGCTACTGGAGTAACGGGTGCAACAGGAATTACAGGAGCCACTGGGCCAACTGGCGTAACGGGTGCTACTGGTATTGGAGCGACTGGTGCTACTGGCCCTACGGGTGTTACGGGTGCAACAGGCGTTACTGGTCCGACAGGTTTAACAGGAGCCACAGGTTTAACAGGAGCAACTGGACCTACCGGCGCAACTGGTCCTACGGGTCTT